CTTGGGCCTGTGTGACCCGAACGTACGCTTAGCGGTAGTCGAGCTCGCTCGACTTGCTTGCGCGTTCCGATTGGCGGCAGTGCTCTTTGGCCGCTCGCCTGGTCGCATATTCTGCAACCCCTACTACCGTCAGTCGACGGTGAACAAGTGGTGCTTCGGATTTACTTCCCCGAAGCCCTGCCGTATAAAAGACTTGTTCGCGTGCAGAGTGTCGGAATGGATCAGGGAGGGGGCTGGATTTAAGTTGTAACCAGTCCCAACGCTGTGTCCACCTATCGAACCACGCAAACTCACTACTCATGAAGGTGTCGTAGTCGACGTTAAAACATAAGTCGTCGACCGGTGTGTTTAAAGCACCGCCCTCTACCACAGGTCGCACAAAGCGACTCTCAGCAGGGACACGACCGCGTAACCAATGACAAAGGTTAGCGGAATCGAAACCAGCCTTATGGGCTCGGTTCCGATATGAGTTGTGAAAAGCCATGACCATGTTGGATTCGGTCATGTCAGAGTCTAAATACGCCGGTCTAACCGGTTGTCCTTCCCAGTAGTCCTCCCCACACGATTCGCGAAAGGGGCCGAAAATAAACGTTTTGTCAACGTTTGTCCGGAATCCGCAGTAGCGAAGCAGTTCAATGCACGCGAGTGCAATGTTCTGCGAGACGATAATATCGTCTCCGTACACCCCCACCGGCAAAACATCGCCGTACTTCCTCTTCGTAGCAATACACAACGCTGCGAAGATGAGGGTTTCAAGGGGAAAACAAAACCCATTTCCCATGGACGTGAATTTGTGGTAACGCTGTGAAGCGTCGCCGTCCATCCACGATGGGCTCCGGCACTGATCTAGAAAGTTGAACCAGGCCGGGGGCAGAAGATATTTCACGACTTGCGTCGCTATGGAATCTGATGCTTGCGATAGATCTATCGTCGCAAGGACGCCATGGATGGAACCGAGCTTTGCCATTATCTGGTTTCGAGATTGGTCAGTTAGATCAATCCCTTTAACCGCGAGTAGGCGCGCCCGCATCCAGACGTCAATCCCCTTCTGCACAAACGAGTTCAACAGCGGCTCGATCGCGATGGACCGATGCGTCTTAGCTGTCTTTGGAACGTAGGCAATTTTGTTATAGTCTACCAACACCACATGCTTCGTTAGCTCCCGGACAAACTCGTCGCGGTCGTTTATGTTGTATAGGCGGTAATGCATGCCTAACAACTCCCTGTAGTGGTAATTCTTCCACAGGGCATGTAGTGCTATCGGAAGGGCCGGGCCAGTACACGTCAACTCTTCGGCGAAAAGCTTTCTGCCGATATTTGTCAACGTGCCACTGACCATTATGTTGGCCCCAGGACCAAAGTCACAACTGTCCGTAATTTCTTCTAGAGGAGGTTCTTCACCAAGTACGTCTAAAATGAAGGCTCGAGCTATTGTAAGCTCGTCGCCGTACGGTGTCCAGGAGTTTCGCAACAACCTGAACTTTTGGTTCACACGACGGCACCGGTGCTCGGACGCAAGGAATTTCTTCCGCGCCGTTGCTTCCGGATCCGCGCTCAGCACCCCAGGAGGGTACTGGAACTTCTTAACAATTGCAACAAACTGAAGCGCCGCATAATGTTGCGCGGCGGTCTCGTACTGCTGTTGAGACATGTCTTCAGCCAGCTTGTATAGTGCATCCCAGGATTTAAGTGCCCGAAGGCACGCCTTAATTGGCTCTGGGTCTACTAACTTGCTGTGGTACTCGACAAGATACTCCGTGAGAAGGCTTCTCAGCCTCTTCATCGGATCCCCTTTGAGAGTTGTCGTAACCCTCTTTGGTGTTGGTTTCAGCATCGCACTGCTCCTGGTTTAATGACATCGCCTTTGTGGCGAGATCAATGCGGTAAGACAAGTCCGATTCGTCGAAGACGAAAAGGACCAAAGCACTCAACCCGATGACGGCCAGCTTGGTAGCTAGCATACATGGGCCACATCTGGCAGGGGTCGATTCACGACTGAGCATTTCAGCTCAGAACGAGATCGTCTGCTTCCAAGTGAGCGCTTTGCCTTGAGTCGAGCCTGCGAAGGCCGACAAGTCCGCAGCCAGGGCCTCTGCATCAGCTTGAGCCACACCGACGGGGATAGAGTAACTTACCTCGCCGATAGCGATCACACGTTTCCCGTTCGCGAGAACAAAGGAGCGCGAGATCTTGGCGCTAGTACGGGCGGTGCCGTCGAAATTAGCAACCGGTTTCGGGTCGACACGCTTGAGTCCCAGAACGTCCGTCACAGAGACGGAATCATTGGGGCCGGCGTAGACGATTTGATCCGGTGCGGTTTTGTCGGCGACATACGCTTTCGTATTGATGGTGAGAGACATTGTTTATTACCTCAAAGTTGGTTAACGCCCCGTTAGGGACGCCGCTTAG